ATGTATGCGGAAGGGCAGCGCACTGATGACATATTCGGTGCTGTTGAGCACGTGCCGCCGAAAGAGATTTTCAGGCAGGTGCTGGGAGAGGACAGGAAGCCCGGCAAGATGTCCGCTCAGATGTCCGCATTCTGGCATAAGCGCGGCGGCGCTTTCCTTGATGCGTTTTTTGCAGGCCGCGGGTGTAAGACGTTTTTCAGCGCTCTGCGGAAGGAGTACAGCATATGCCGCTGAATTTGCATAACATCGTAAGAGGCGCCATCAACATCGTCAATCCTGATGAAGATGTGTGGCTGATCCAAAACATCAGCCAGACTAACGTCAAAGGCCGCATAACCGCGGTTTACGCCGAGCCGGAGAAGGTGCGCGCCCAGGTGCAGACGCTTTCCGGCGATGACCTGACGGTCGTAAATGACACCCAGCGCACAGAGAGAGATCGCAAGTTTTATCTGTACGCAGAGACAAAGACGGGAAGCGCGCCGTCAGGCATTATCAGACCGCTCGGAAAATCAGGTGATTTTATGCGCCGCAATGACGGCACATACTGGAAAGTGTATAATGTATCAGAAGATTATACCACTGACGGCTGGGTGCTTGTTTTAGCGTCTCAGCAGGTTGACGTGCCGGAGCAGGTTAAATCCCTGATGGAGGAGATTGATGATTGATGTCCTTGCCATCACTTATGACTTTGTAAAGTCTTTTGCCAAAGGCTTTGACATGCCTGCCTATCCTGATGACCATATCGTGCAGGGCTTTCAGAATATGGCGTCTTTGCCGGAAGGCACACATGAATTCTGCACTATCACGCTCCTGAATTCAATCAAACACGGCACCGGCTGGCACTACTGGACTAATGTGCACAAATCAGATCCGGAACCGTTTGAGCAGCATATCAAGGCCGTTATAGAGTACATTATCCAGGTAGACATGTGCTCCGCCGAGCCTTTTACTCAGCCGCAGGTGACCCTTGAGCGCGCGCAGGCCTTACAGCTGGCGGCGGGCTCCAACATCGGCACCGAGTTTTATGAGCATGAGAGCGGCGGGGATCTTACCTGCCTTTATGCTGAGGATGTGCAGAATTTATCAGGCTTCGATGAGACAAAGACCTATACAAGCCGCTATATGCTCCGCATCCATCTCGGCATCAAGGCTCATGCGGCTTATGAGTCCGATTATTTCACAAAGATAGCTGTCAGGCCGATGGCTGTAGACGGCTCTAATTTAGGTACGCCGGGCACAATCCTGACCGGCGATGTAGATGTAGTAACCCAAAACCTCAAAAAGGAGGATTAAGATATGGCAATCCCTGCCAGTGAGTTAGTACGGGTACAGCCGCGTGTCCTCGCGGGCACAGGTCAGGATTTGGCCTTTAATGGGCTTTTTCTTGACACCAACGCTGTTATCCCGACAAACACGCTTGTAACTTTCCGTGACGCATCATCCGTCTCTGACTACTTCGGCGCTTCTTCTGCCGAGTACAGGGCGGCGCGTGTGTATTTCAACGGCTATAACAACTCATTCATCAAGCCTACTGCGCTGTATTTTTGGAGAGCCAACACTACGAGTGTTCCCGCATTTATCCGCGGCAGGGCTTACAGGGCGTCGGAGACCGCCTCGATGCTTTCTGCCATCCAGGGCGCGAACGGCGGCTCTCTGACCGTTTCCTACGGCGCAAAGACCGCGACTGTAGAGGAGGTTGCGACAGCTGACATTTCCTCCCCCTCCGCCGCCGCGGAATATGTTACTACGGCTCTTTCAAAGAGCGACGTGCCTGCGTCATGCAGATGGGATGCGGCTCTTTCCTGCTTCTTCCTGACCGCTCCGGCGGCAGACCTTACGGCAGGCCTGTCAATCTCCATCACCGGATCGCTTGCAACCGCTATGGGGCTTGACTCCGCGTCCGCCGCCGCTTCATCGCTTTCAGCCCTGGGAGAGACCTATACCGCTGTTCTCAATCATGTGACCGAGAGCACGCAGAACTTTGTAACTTTTTCGACCATCGATGAGGTTTCGAAGGATGATGCCTTGCTTCTCGCGTCATGGAGCAATGCGCAGTATAACGAGAGCAATCAGTTCCTCTACGCGTGGTGGAGCACCGATAACGCCCTTAAGACCGAAGACGCATCAGGTACTGCCGCCGCCGTATTTAAAGAAGCGGAGTATATCGGCACTGCAGGCGTATATGGCGCTGTAGAATATGCCGCCTTCCTTATGGGCGCTATCGCGTCTATCGACTGGGACAGGACTAACGGAGCTATTACCCTGGCTTACAAGGCTCAGAGCGGGCTTGCGGCTAATGTCGCGGTAAAGGCCGAGGCCGCTAACCTGACCAACAACGGCGTTAACTTCATGGGTGATTACGCGTCAAGGAACGACGCCTTCATCCTCTTTCAGCCGGGGCAGACTTTTGGCGCGTGGAAGTGGGTTGACGCGTATATCAACAGCTGCTGGCTGAACAACGCCCTGCAGGTTCAGATCCTTGCGGGTATGGAGATGGCAGGCCGCGTGCCTTACAACACTGTCGGCTACTCACGTATCCGCGCCTGGTGCGCTGACGTTATCGACCGCGCCCTTAACAATGGCGTAATCGACAGAAACGTCAACATCTCGCAGACGCAGATTAACGAGTTAATCAACGAGGCCGGAGAGGATATCAGCACCGAACTTTACAGCAACGGCTATGTGCTGCAGATCCTTGACGCCGACGCGACTATCAGGCAGAGCAGGACTTCACCTTCCTGCAACTTCTGGTACACCTATGCCGGAAGCGTCCACAAGATCAACCTGCCGTCTACCGCAGTGGTTTAAGGAGGATTAAAAATGACTCAGGCTTTAGGAAATATCACCTCCGCAAACGCCGTGCTGGTGCTCGGCGTTGAGGAGCTTTATCCGGTAGGCGTACAGCTGACCAACTTCGCGACGGATCAGATGCTCTCCTCGGACGACATGGAAATCGCCCAGGCGCGCATGGGCGTAGACGGCGGCCTTGCCGCAGGCTACGTACCTAATCCGTTTAGTCTTACTATCACTCTTGAGGCGTCTTCACCGTCTCTGACCGTCATGCAGTCTCTGCTGATGGCCATGAAGACCAATAAGACGACTTATAAGTGCTCGGTAACACTTACCATCCCGAGCATTAAGCAGGTGCATTTTTGGAGAAACGGCGTGCTGACCAACGGCAACCCCGTAACCGCCCCTAAAAAGACACTTGATCCTACCAGTTGGAAATTTGTTTTTCAGGATTACTACACTGCAGGCTTTAACGCCGGAGTTTAACGCATGAGAAAAGAAGTTACTGTAACACTCAATGACCGCGGCAATGACCTGACTTTCAGGATTAAGGAAATGCCCGCGACAAAGGCTGAGCGCTGGATCATAAAGCTTGCCGGGGCGCTCAGCGCTACCGGCGTTTTTAGCGCCGATGTAGCAGACGGCGTTGACGCGCAGAAGGCCATAGCGGACTTCCTGCTTTCGGGCGGCCTCAGCAAACTTGGCGCTGTTACCAAAGACTATGACGAGGTTATCCAGCCGCTTATCGATGAACTCTACACCTGCGTTGAGCAGAAAGTGGGCAACGCTTACTTCGCGCTCACGCCCGATGTAATTGACGCGAAAATCGAGGATGTGCGCACGCTGTTTAACCTGCAGAAGGAGATAGTTAAGCTGCACCTGGATTTTTTCGTACCTGGCGCGGCCTCGAGCTCTACAGCCCGCCAGCCCCGAGAGGGTTCAGAGCCGCAGCGACCGAAAATATATCCCCGCTCTTAAGCCCATTAATCATCAATCATTATGCGACTCTGGCGGAATTGCAGACGGTTTATGACTACGAGGATGTGTTTATGATGCTCGAGTGCATCCGGGTAGACAGCTATAACCAGTGGGCAATCAACAAGGTCGCGGAGAGAGAAGCGCAGCATGGCAGTATTTGTTGACAAACTTTTAATCGCGCTGGGCATTGATCCGAAAGGCGCCGAACAGGGGCTGGATCGGGTCAATCACAGCGTGGACAGGACCGACGCGAGGCTTGACAGGTTAAAGCACAAAGCCGGCGGCGTCGCGAGAAGTATTGCCATGCAGGTAGCAGGGCCGCTTCTTGCGGCCTTTTCCGTCGGCAAGATGGTGCAGGGCTATATCTCCGATATCGCGCAGGTGGCGGAGCAGACCGGGGCGTACAACAAGAAGCTTGAAGAGGAGCGGCTGAAAAAGGCTCAGCTGCAGAGAGTTACAAAAGAGGACATCGAACTTTACAAACGCGGGCGCGAGGCGTTCGTAAAGTTTCAGATAGCTATGTCGGATTTCAGCGCGAAGCTTATGCGCACGCTGATGCCCTTTGTCAAGGGCCTGCTCGACAAGCTAAATCAGTTTACCGACTGGATAAGCCATAACTCAAACAACATCATCAGGTTTTTAACCATTCTCGCGTCTACCATCACGCTGGCGCTTATCCCGGCGGTAGCCAAATTTACGGCGTCACTCCTGAAAAATCCCCTTGTGTGGGTTGCAGGCCTTGTGCTCGCGCTCGCCCTCGCGATAGATGATCTTGTTGTCTACCTGAAAGGCGGCCGGAGTGAGTTTGATGCCTTCTGGAAATGGCTCGGCTTTACCAAAGGCGACACCGAGACGCTGACGAAGGCCATCAACTGGCTCAAGACCTCCGGCGTTGAATTATTAAAGACGATAGGCAAAGTTACAGCCGCGTTTGTCGCTATGCGCGCCGTCGCGTCTGTCCTGATGGTCATACAGAAGGCATGGAACGCCCTGTCGCTCTCAATCCTGGCAAATCCCATCATCCTCGCTATCGGCCTGCTGATAGCAGCAGGCTGGATGCTCTATAAAAACTGGGATGGCGTCTGCGAGGGAATAGAAGCGCTCCTTGAGACTCTAACAAACGCCTGGCAGAAGGCGGTAGACTGGACTGCAGACCTTTTTCAGTCTATCGACGATGGCGCGCACGCGCTTGTAAATGACGCGGGAGAGGTGTGGGACGGACTTGTAAACCGTGTGTCTCATGCTTTCGGGCTGATGGGCAATATCCTGTCCGCGTTCCATGATGCCGCGTCTGAAAAGATGGCCGCCGCCGGGAACGCCATCGGCGCCGCCTTTGCCGCTGTAAGCGATTTTGTATCAGGCACGTGGCAGGGAATGAAGGACGGCGCCTCGGCGCTCGTTGATGATATCGAGAATGTTTTCAGCGGGCTGACGCAGTGGTTTAGCGCACTTTGGGACAAGATCACCGGAATTTTTGACAGGGCGCTCGGCAAAATCAAGAGCGGCATATCATCGGTAACTGACGCGCTCGGCATTACGGACAGCAAGCGTGATGAGCGTGAGGAACTGGCAGAACGCACACCGGCGGATCCGGAGTTTGAACGGCAGAAGGCGGCTATCATCGAGATGAGGAGGTCAAAGACCGGCTCCTACGACACGGATGATTACCTGATGCAGCATCCCGCACGCAGACCGGGCGAGCGCAATGTAACAAAAGGCACGCTCAGGACTGCCGATAAAGTCAAGGCCCTGCAGGAGCAGATGACCGCATACAGTCTCGGCATGCAGAAGGCCGCCGGGGTGAAAGCGGCGCCTGTAAACTCTGGCAGTATATCCAACGTGCGCAACAGCACACAGAAGTCTACCATCAACAACGACAACCGCCGGCAGGAAGTCAATATAACCGTCAACGGCAATGCGGACGCGAAGACTGTAGGGCAGATTAAAGACGGTGTTACGGGCGTCTTTGCCCAGGGCGCCGCATCGCCGGTCATGGGATAAGGAGGAGAAGCCATGCTATCAGAAATCGGCGGGGCTATAGGCCAGTATCAGACCAACATGGCCTCCTACGATGGCTTTTTCGCGCCGGAGGAGTCCGGCTGGTCAATCTGCCTGTCCGAGGATCTTTCAGATGCGATAGACTTCACAAATTTCATGAACATGGATATCACTGGAGAGTACAAGATCACGCAGTCCCCGGTGGAAAACGGCTCCTTTGTCTCATACAATAAGACTACAAGCCCGGTTACTATCGGCCTGCAGGTAGCCATCAAGGGCACGCATGACGAGATCATGAGCGCCCTGACAAAGCTCGAGGTCATATCCGAGGGTACTGACCTGATAACCATCATCACGCCTGACAATGTCTACTCAGATTTTAATATCGTTAAATTCCAGTACTCGCGCAAAGTGGAAGACGGGCTTGACATCATTTACTGCGATATAGGTTTTGAAGAAGTCAGACAGGTTGAAAGCCAGTACACCAACACGAAGGTGCCGAAGACACAGCCGCGCGGCAGGCAGCAGGCTCAGGAGACAAAAGCGTCAGACAGGAAAGAAAACGGGCCTCAGTCCTTTGCTAATATGATTTTCGGGTGATATCTATGATTGAAATACCTCTGACGTCCTATCCTGACCAGGAGCTGCAGATTGACCTCGGCGGGCAGGCGTGCACTATAAGAGTCTTTGAGCGCGCGGGATTTATGTATATGGATCTGACCGTGCGGCGCACAAAGATCTTAAAAGGCGCTCTCTGCCAGCCGACAACGCCGATAATTCCTAAAACGGTCAGGGGCTTTTCCGGGCAGTTTTATGTTATAGATGACGCCGCGGCCACTGCAGGCTCCCAGGAGTCTCCGGCCTTTGCGGAGTGGGGAACAAGGTATAAATTATACTGGCTCCCTGATGACGAACTCATGGAGATGAGAGCGCTCTGGGAGGCTCAGAATGGCTGATGACCTTAACACTTCGTTCTTCGAGCGCCGCCTGAAAATGGTCATCCAGCTGTATAAAGGAGAATTTGAAGACGGCTCCAACACAAAAGAGATAACCGATCTGGCAATGACCTGCCAGATCCAAAAGCTAGCCCTGCCGGAAGGCGGGAAAGCGTCCGCGGAGATTACCGGCCTGCCGCTCTCGGACATGGAGCAGCTTACCACTCTCGCCTTTGATCCTCTGTACGTTAAAAACAACCAAATCACAATTTACGCCGGGGACTGGGGCGGCGTGAGCGAGGTATTCAGCGGCACTATTACAAAGGCGGGAGCCGATTTTAACGCGTCTCCTGACGTTAAATTCAAAATTGAAGCGGCAGTGGGCTACTTCGGGCGCATGACGGCTCAGGGGCCTACTGCTATACATGGCTCGCAGGACGCATCGGCTTTTATCAAGGGGCAGTGCGAGAAAGCGGGTTTTAAGTTTGTAAATCAGGGCGTAAGCGCTAAAATCTCCGACTGCGTGTTCCAGGGCAGCCCGATCCAGCAGGCGCAGGCGTGCGCATCGCAGATAGGCGCGGAACTGATACTTGACGACGGCTCCGCGGTACTCATGCAGCCAGGCGCCGGGCGCGAGGGCAACACGGTAGTGCTCAGCAGCACAACCGGACTGCTCGGCTATCCCGCCATCACGCAGAACGGCATCGAATGCAAAGCGATCTTCAATCCTGATTTCCGCTTCGGCGGCCTTATAAAGCTTGACACTGTCGTGCCGAAGGCGTCAGGCACGTGGAAAATAGTCAAGCTGACGCACAA